GACACCTTTTGTTTCCAAAGAAAAATCATCTTCATTTGAAAATTCTTCTAAATCAAAACCATAACGCATACCAGAACAACCTCCACCTTCAACATAAATCCTTAAAAATTTATTGGGTTCGGAATCTAACATAATTTCTTTAATTTGTTTGGCTGCGGCCTCAGTAATTTCAATCATTTTTTCTCCTAATATAGATATATGATGACCAACAAAAAAATTCTAATGATACATGAGGTAACTGAAAAACTATTCAACCTACCTTTGGAAAACTATATCTTAACTTTTGACGATGGTCTTTATAGTCAATACTATCATTTTAAACACTTTGAGTCAATAGATACTGAAAAAATATTTTTTGTATCTTCCAACATTATTTGTGATGGTAATCAATCAAATAATTTTTTAACTTGTTCCGAATCTCACAAAAAGGCTTTTTTAGGTAACAAAGAAGATTATATGACCTTAGAACAAGTTAAAGAATTAATGTCAAAACCTAATGTGTCCATTGGTGGGCATTCTCACGACCACAAAAATTTAATCAACTTTGTTTCACTATATGAAAAAATAACTTATATAGAAAATGATACTAAATCTATGATAGAATGGTTTAAAATTAATCTAAATCTTAAACCTACCAAGTTTTGCTTTCCTTATAATAATGACTATAATGGTTTATATAAATCATTACTTAAAAAATACGGCTTTACTGATTTCTATGGTAGCGAGAGAACACCAATTGAAACGCTTCTGCATATTTAAAACCTACCTGATAACCACGGTATTTTGATAGAGTGGTCATAGCTTCCACACTTCTTGCATCTGGATATTCATAAGTTTCGGTGGTATATTTAGATAGCGCCAATTGCTTCATTAAAATATAATCACCAATATCTACATAACAATTTGGTTGAAATGTTGGTTGTATCTGTGAAAAAGTCCAATCAGTACTTGAAGGAACTTCAAAAAAATACAATTCATTCACACTAGATTCGGGTTTAGGCCTACATGCAACCAAAGTTGCTTCAGCAGTAATTCGGTGATCATGGTTCATGTCGGAAATATTGTGAGTATACACAATATTAGGTTTGTATAATTCGACCGCAGGTATTAATAAATTAACGGTTTTATTAAGTTCTAAAGTTAAGTCGTCACTATCATACAGTTTATACTCAGCGCCTATTTTTTTGCAATTGTTGATAAAAACTTCAGTTCTATATTTTGAAACATGTTCTGGTGCATTAGGTCGTTTACCCGTACACAAACAAAATACCATAACTTTGTGGCCTTCTTGAATTTTTCTAGCAATAGTCCCATATGGTCCATAAGCTTCGTCATCAGGATGAGCAACAATGAATAATATTTTCATAGTAAAGATTTGATAATATCGTCAATAGAATATTTGTTTGTATGTATAATTGTTTGTTTTAATTTAGTAAGGTCGGGTATGCGTTTATTAATATCTACATAGTTCTCGGTGTATATTTGTTTAGGATCTACAAATTTTATTTGACTTTTACTACCACTTAATTGAATAACTTTTTCTGCCAACTCTTTAATAGTAATGGGTTCATCATTACCTACATTGAATATTTGTTCTTCTAAATCTTGTATCTGTAATAATATATTAATTGCATCTTCTATGTGACAGAAAGACCTAATTTGTGAACCATCTCCATGTACAATTAAATCTTCGTTATTTTTTGCAGCTTTAATAAACCTTGGTAATACCATACCAAAGTGTGGTAGTTGGCCTGGTCCTACTATGTTAAAAAATCTTGCTATGATATATGGAAAATTACCTGTTGTAAAGTAAAATTCTGTAAGTAGTTTGGAAGCAGCATAAGACCATCTTAAATTTTCTGGCGATCCAATTGAAAGATTATTTGATTCAGCAAAAGGACCATCACCATACACTTCAGATGTGGATGAAAAAATAACTTTAGGTTTATATTTTTTAAAAAGTGGAAAAAGAGTGTTAATCAAATCAATATTATTTACTAAACATTCTTCGGGTCGGTCAATAATTTTTTCTACACCTACTGATCCAGCTAAAAAATAAATAATTGGACTTTCTTTAATATATTTTTCAATATCAATTTTTGTTATATCACCCAATACAAATTCACATTTTAAATCAGGTTTACGAGAAGTAAATAAAGAATCAATAATGGTAACTTCATTATTAGTTTTGATTAGTCTTTTAGCTAAATTTTGTCCTATAAATCCTGCACCACCTAATAACAAATATTTCATAATTTAAAGTATTCTTTTATGACAGTATCATTAGGGTATTGTGGTGGTGAGGTAAATACTTTACCTAAATTTAAAATAAATTGTCTTTGTTCTGGTGTGATTCTTTGAAAGGTAAAAAAATAAGAATTATTTAAAGAATTTTCATATTTTTCAGATTCATTTTCTGGTTCAAAAAATATACCAATTTGGCCGTTAGGAGTAGGATTATAAGAGTATGCAAAAGGATCCATACAATAATATCTACCATCAAAATTATAAAGTGATGAATTAAGTTTTTCATCTAGAAATGGATTATAATCACCACTAACATATTGTTTAATTTTATCAAGTGTTGGCCTATCTAAATCATCAATATCAATATGATGCATATTGGTAGGGTCATTACATTCAATTTTTAATTGGAAAAAATTAGGAGTTTCTAAAACAAGTTTAGGTAAACCTGAAGGATTTTTTGCGAATACTTCATTTCGAACCCAATTTAAATCTTTTTTAACTGTAAATTCTGGAACTTTATGTCCCAAATAATCTTCAATTGATTTTACAAAAGGTTCTATTAAAGAAACCATTTCTTCACTAAAATGATTATCTCCAAAAAAATAATTTTCTAGAGCCGGTTTATAATAATACGCATAATTTTCATGTATAAAAAAACTGTTATACATGCCCCAATGCATATTAAGGTCAACAAAGGTATCAAATTCAGCTTCAAAAGCAAGTACAGCATTTTTTCTCCATGGAGTTTCATCTCCTGGTATTCTATATGGGCTTGGTATTGTCATGTTTTTTTCCTAATAATTTAATTGTATATTATTTATATGTTATAATTTTAACAAATTCCATAGGATAATCAAGTGCAAGATGTTGCACTATTTCATCTAAGTTGGTGTGTTCTTCTGTATACAGTCTATTTACACCATGGTTTTTGTTGTATAGATATACAAAAAATGGTAATCTTTTTTTATTTTCAAAATGCTTTAAATCAATTAGTACAATATTATTTGATGTTCTAATTAAATTGTATGCCATACTATTATAAAATGGTGTCAGTTGCATATTCTCATGATGACTTTTGAGAGTAAAAAATTCATCAGAGGTTATTGTTTCAATTGAATTGCCTTCTGTATATTCATAAACAAAAAACTTATCGTTGTTTTCTAAAAGTTTAGGTAAAAGTGTACCTGTGTAGGTTTCTAAAAAATTACACACATCTACTGGTACTATAGATTTAATTAGATTACAATATAAAGGATCTATTTCAGTTGTGTATGTATCGGCATTACTATACACAAATTTTAAAGCTTGTTTGTGTACATATTTTTTTTGTTCATATATAAAAAAATAAAAATAAATTTTATTTGTAAAAGGTGTATAATTAATTTTATAAAGATTAAAAAAATCTGTTTGAGCCTCTCTGATAAATTTTACTTTATTTTGTATAAGATATGTATTCATCTTCTCGGACCAAATCTAAGGTGGAACAATGTATGCCACCAGCAAATATCTCACCATTTTCCAATTCAACTTCAATAACATCAAATCCATTTTTACTTAAAATATCTTTAACACCATATGCCCTTTTATTAACAACTACCGTATTTTCATCTATACTCAATATATTAACATCCATACCTCTTGAACTGGCAAGTCTAATGTCTATATCTGTCATGCCCGTAACATCTAAATTTACTGTTAGGTCTTCCGGGCATAAGTAAGACCAATTTTTAAATTTTTCTGGCATCACATCTTTAATATTAGTGTACTCAGGATTAACCAAAAAGACTCCAGGTCGCAAAGAAATGATGCTACCATCTATATGATTATCCGCAACACTAATCATGTGGAAATTGGTTTCTGGAAAAAAACTTTTAACCCATTCGTAACCTAGGTATTGATTGTAACTATTAACATTAACAATAACATCTTTACCTATTCTTAAAAATTGAGCACCATCAATTGCCATGGTATAATTTGCCGGCACATTAGTATAATCTCTTTTATCACCCCAATGTTCCAAATCCATTTTTTCTTCAGATAAATCTGTTTGAGGGCACCTAATCCATTGGCCACCTCTACCTTTGTCCCACACTTTATTATAAACATTATATAATAAAGTATTTTCAAAGTATCGATTTCTTACATAAGTTGGAGTTTCAATAATTTTATTACAATATACCCAAGTAACATCTCTCACATTACTTGCACTACTTAATTCAGATTTAAAACTAGGAGTAGTAAAAGGAACAATTTTATTTAACGGATCTGGCCGATGAACTATAACACCTTTATCTTCTAAAGTTTTAGCTAAATCATCCAATTGTTTATTTCGTTTATCAATTAGATCCATGTTAACTTGATAAGAATCAAATAAAATATTACCAACTTTTGGACATTCGTAAATACTTTCATTAATTGCCGATTTATAAAACTGTTTGAATGTAATATCAGATAGTCTTTTCGTTAATGACAATTCTCTACCAACAACCACTTCTTTTAATTTACCAAAACTTGTGTGTGAATTAATCATGTATTTTTTTCATCCTATTAAAATACTCAACTTTTTCTCTAATTTTATCATACTTGGGATCAGGAATCAAATGTTCGTGCCAAAAATATACTTTTTTCAATTCTTTATCGGTAAATTGTTTTACAGGAGTATACCATTCACCTATTTGATACCGTTGCACAGGCCTTAAAATACTAGGATCAGCATGAAAGAGTTTATCTACAATGTATTCTTCCAAATAATAATCGCCGGTTTGTTCACGAACCTTAAGCCACTCAGCATCACTCTCCGGATCATTTAAAATATTATTAACTTCCGACCACCATCTATTGTAAAAACCACTATCTTTTCGTGTAATCATAAAACCAGTATCAAAAGGATTAGTCCATCCTTCTTCTAGTGTGCGTTGTAGTCTTGTACTATAATCATCATATTGTCCGCAAACTACTTCACCACAATTCACCAATTCTTCAGGTAAAGGTTGTATTAAATTCATATCTAGATCGATCTTAATAATTACATCAACATCTAATCGATCTTCCATTAACTTACCAACATAAGGTATATTTAAAAAACCTGAAGTAAAAGTTTCTATAATAGGATGGTATTCTTCGATGTATATAACATCCAATGCAGAAAGTTTATCTTGCGTATCTTTACTAATGGTATTGTGAGTAGGACATAAAACATAAATGGGTATGTCTTTTAACCAACCTCCATTTTTTCTCCAATTTTGAAAACAAATAACAGCTTCCGATTCATACAGTCTTTCAAACTGCACAATATTCATATCGTTATTTAAATTTTTTCGGTCACCTTCAATGGCGGCAATCAAAGCATATTTCATAATTAACTTTCTTTTTTATATTATGTATCTTAAATCTTTTTTATTACACAAATCTATAACGGCTCTATCACAATATTTACATACATCATATTGCATGTTTAATATTTTATTATAATCTCCATCCCATGGTTTACCTTTACTATCTTCTAAAAAAAGATAACACGGGTATATTTTTCCATCAATATCAACCTGTTGACTTTTGTTTTCCCAACTCATGCAATACGCTTTACCTTTAACTGGACTAACATACTTAGCTCTAGCAAATTTATCCATATGTTCATAATCAGCTATTTTTTTAGAATTAGGATGCAACTTGTCTAACCGACTAGTATCAACATAATTTTTTTTATCCTTCAATAAAAATGTTTCAGTCCAATACACATTACTAAATTCACTAACCATATTTTTAAATGTTTCACTATCAAAATCGGCATCATTATAATCAAAACGAATACATTGAGCATAGTCATTTTTATTTGCACTACGAAATGAACGAGCATTATCAAGTATTCGTTTTAACTTCGTATTGGTTCTATACACTTCATGCAATTCTTGAGTACTACCACAAATACTAAAGTATACACGATCATCAGAATTCATATAAGTGGACAATTCTTTCCACCAATTTGGCTTATGCGTATCACCATTAGTACATATTTCTATCTTAATATTACGAGATTTGATATACTGTACTAATTCAAAAAAATCTTTATATAAGGTGGGCTCACTTATTGTACCAACAAGTCTTACCCATTCTAAATCTGGAAAAGTTTCAAGTTGTGCAATAACTTCCCGTATTGGCCTTACTTTATTTTCTGGATAATGTTCTGCAAAAGTGGTATAATTACGATAACATAATTGACATTGAGCATTACATAATGTTGTAAGCTCTAATTCTATATCAATAACTTTAGGTAAAGACAACATACTATTTGTACAAATCTAAAAAATTTTTAGTTGTCATATCTTTAGAACTGATTAATTGATCAATATTAAAGTTACTTGCTAACATTTTTGCTAATGTTTTTTTATATGGATATTTAAGTAAATCATTTTCAAATAATCCTTTAATTTCATTATAATGATATAATACAGTATTTTCCTTACATAACATAGATTCTTCGTTGTCTATGCCAGCTTCTCTAAAACTTAATGTGTTATTACCAAACATTGTACGAATATCTTCAAACTGTGTAGGATTTTTAGCATACAAAATACTTGTTGCTATTTCTTCACATAAAGATTCAAAATTGGTATTATGAATTAAGTCCTTATGTTTAGTATGAACAATGTCTAACATTATGTAAGTCAGATTTTTCCACTCACTCCAAAATGGATGTGTTCTTGGTCCGTAAGCAAACCAACTATGTACATAGTGTTCTAAATTTTCTACTTGATATTTTTTAGGCAAATAAGGTTTAAAAAAGTCTTGGTATTTCCAATCTATTCTAAACTTGTTATCTTCTTTTGAAAAAGCATTAACTATGGGGTAAATAGTTATTATTATTTTGTCTGTTGGTTTAAAAAATACTTCATTAATTTTTTGTAAAAACACAACATCTAAATCTATCCAACACATATAATCACTAGTTAATGTATTACTAAAATAATCACAAGTTACACAAACATTTGTATAATTAACTGCTTTGTTAATTTGTTTTGTACTTAATGTAGGTACACAAGTAAATGTTATATTGTTATTTGCAAAATAATTAATTGTTTCTTGTGTAATGTCATTAGGTGTAGGTTGAAGAAATTGAATATCAACACCATTAAATAAATCAAGATTGGTATGTTTAAAACTATCTAAATAAAATTTTGCGTCAGTTTCAAACGTGTGATTTTTTTTATTTTCTATACAATGAATAAATGTTACCATATTAAACTTTCAATTTTATTAACACACAAAATCTAAACCCATCTTATCAATAAATGTTCTTGTTCTTTTTTCACAAAGAAAACAATCAGGATATTTAAATGATAATATATCTGAGTAATCAAATTCTTCATTTAAAAAGTAATCTTGTTCAAACTCAGCATGAATATAACAAGCACTTACTTGCCCCCATTGATTAATGTAAACTTTTTTTTCTCGCAAACTTCTACATTGAATTTCATATTTTTTATCATCATCAGGTTTTGGCCTGTTTTCAAATAGTTTTTTAATTGTAAGGTCTCTAACTTTCATAGGGTTTACGCCAATTTCAATTTCTTTATTATGAAGATTAACCCTACGCATACCTTCCGTTTCAACTTTAAGCACATTACTGAATTGATCAAATATGTTTTTCATACCTATACTTTCTCGATCTTCAGCATTGTATTCAAAACGAATGTGTTGAATCCAATCATTACCTAAACCATTTTTACGGAACGCAGCTGCGTGATTTAAAATTTGTTGTAAATTGGATCCAACACGATACTTTTCATGTAACTCTTGAGTACTACCGCAAACAGTAAAAACACACATGCATTTTTTTGGAACTATACTGCCTAATTTTTCCCACCATTCGGGCTTTCGAGTATTTCCATTGGTAAAAATTTCATAGTAAATATCACGACTATTTAAATATTCTATAAATTTAATAAAGTCTTTATACATTGTAGGTTCCGAAACTGTACCTGCAACAAAAAATCTTTTTAAGCCTGTATATTGATCCAATTGTTTAATGATGGTGTCAATACTACGAACATTTTTTTCCACCATATGATTAGCGTGTTGATAGTTGCGACTGCATAATGGACAAGAAAGGTTACAAACACCTGTTAAGTCCATTTCAATCTCTTGTATTTCTGATTTTTTAACAATCATCCCATTCTTTCCATACCGTTGCGCTCTAACATAGATTTTGTAAGACTCTCACATTCGTAACAAAATTTATTTTTAAATTCATGTATTTCACTATAGTCGTTATGATCAAAAGGAGTTCCTTTATATATTCTGTAAAGAAAACATGGATGAATATTACCAAAATTATCAATATTTAAAAAACGCAATTCAAAACTTTTACATTTCATTTCGCATTTAACACCATCATCATATCTTTTTAATGAAGCATTTTTAATAATATTGTATTTTTTACCTATTATTTTTGGCATTTTAATATCAGTTGTATTTTTAATAATATTAAATCTTTCTTGATATGGTGAACTCAAACAATAATAAACTGTATTAAATTCCGATTTAATTTTATCCATCGCTTTTGATTCAAGGTCATCTTTATTATACTCAAATTTAATTAATTGTAACCAATCATTTTTGGCACCTGAAGCTCTATATGCTCGAGCATGCCTTAATACTTCTTCTAAATTGGATCCAACACGATACTTTTCATGTAACTCTTGAGTACTACCGCAAACAGTAAACCAAATTTTATCTGTAGGCTTTAAAATTGTTCCTAATTCTGTCCACCATAATTCATCATGTGTATTCGCATTGGTGTAAATTTCTATTTCACAATTGCGAGAAACTAAGTAACGCATTAAAGGTAAAAATTCTTCATATAAAGTAGGTTCAGAAACACTACCACTTATGCAAGCATATTGTAAATTTGGAAATGTTTCTAATTGATCGATCCATTCCTGTAAAGGTCTAATATTTTTTACAACAAGATGTTTACCGTTTTCATAAGAACGTATGCATAGTGGACAATCGAGATTACATGTTCCCGTTAGTTCCAATTCCACCTCTCTAATTTGTTCTACTGATAAACCTTTTTTCATAAGTATATTATACTATCAAAATCTTTTTCTTTAAACACTCGTTTTTTAGATTCGACAGTCATTCTTTTGTGCTGAGTTGTTAACATTTTATGTTTTAATTCATTA